GGTGTGGTATGGTGGGGGATGAATCCAGATGGTACTACATGGGGCAAAACAGGGTTATATTACAACAACCCTGATGAAGGTTTGATAAGTGTAAAAGCGACACACATTGGCACAAATAGTTATGTGTATTTTATAGGGCAGATATCACCATGGGGTGCTTCAAGACCGCAACTACCAGGTGCTTGTGTGATGAAAGTACCTTATTTTGACAATAATTGGACAAGTGACCAAACAGGTATTCAAGCATTAGATAATAATGCGGCTTCAAATGGGAAAGTATACTCGTATATTAACCCAATTACCCTACGATATGTGGCAACGTGGCATAGTGATAGTTCGTTAGGCACTAATGTTTATATTGGTTATGGTAGTTTTAATGACCAATCAACCACTATTGATATTGGCACACCAACAGAACTTAGAATGAGTGGTATAAACCCTAATATACTACACGGAGAACATTCAATAAGTCCTGTTATTACAAGTAATGGCACACCTTGGTTGGTTTATCTAGACAAAGTCAACGGTAGTGTCCAATGCCAGAAACTAATTCAGAATGATACTGATTGGTCAATAACAGCAGATCAAGGATCAATAACTCAACTATTGAGTTTCTCACGAACGGATATATATTCAATTGTTCCAGACCCACATAATCCAGACCATTATGTAATCCCAGTGGTTAAAAATTCTCACTCAACATTAATATATTTTAGTATTATAAATGATGTTGTTCAGGTCGTACATGCATATCTGGTTGTGCAAGATTTAAGGAATTCCAGCCTTTTTGAATTCCACCCAACTGATTCTACCAAAGGTTTTTTCGTAGGCAAAGATGGTAATGGGGTCTTACATGCAACCAATATTACAATAGACAGGCAAACCAACACACTTGCCGCAGGCACTTCTAGTTCATTTGGTTATTGGGCACCTAACTTCGGCAGACAGTTCTGTTATATCCCAGATAATACTGACCAGATATTAATGGCATACTCTGATGCAGATAATGTTACAGCCCTTAGAAGATTTGTGGAAACTAGTACTACCACAATATCAAATATCAATGATGTTACTCCAGATGGTATTTTACAAGAATCAGGAACAACAGGACAATCTAAACCAGTTAATTTATTGGGTTCATTATCAACGATACATTCTAATTTAACAACTGGATCAACATATAGGGTTACCGATTCTGGGGCATTATCAGATCAATATGGCATTCATGTTATTGGTGAAGCCATATCATCAACTAGTATATTACAAATAGATGCTGGCGACCAAATCGAAGTCGGCGGAGGTAGTACCGACACATTTACCATTGATGGTGTGGCGGCATCAACAACTATTCAAAATGGCGACCCATATTTGAATATAAGATTAGCAGATAGACCGAACACCAATCCATCCTCGGAAGAGACTGTGTTTTCCGCATACAGGGATCACGATGCTACTTGGGGTTTGAATACCAATGGGTTCATGAACCCATATCTTGCACTAAAAATGCAAGGTAATGCATCAAATGAGTATAATGTACACGATTGGGGATGGGGAGGTAGGAATAATGTACGATTAGAACACAAAGTAGTTGCGAATGATGAATTTGCTGGCAATCAAGAATATGTATATGACATATTCAATTGCGATCCTGGGCACTGGGGTAATTCCACATTCCAAAATGGCAGAATCACATTCACCAAACCAATAATTGCACAACAAGGGGGCATAGTTGGATGGGCTACGGCTGGAGATAAACTGTTTTATAACCTTCTCATTGATAATGAACACACACCAGCCTACTATGCGATGGAGTATGATGATAATAATGTTACTGGTGATTTTCAAGTAGTATTGGCTGATGTGACTGAACAGCAATGGATAGATCAAGGGCCATTCAGAAATGATAAATTAGGGTTTGGTAATAAGCAAGAGTTTGAATTTTGGATAAAAATTGAGTCTAATCACAATCTGGACACGGTCACCGTTACTAATATGTTCCCTGATTCATTGCCGGCATTAAATGTGGTTAATATCAATCTGCCAGCGTGGGTTGATTTAGGAAATAACTCAATAACGGTTCCAAGATCACTAACAGGTAATTCGATATATATTATTAAGTATAGAACATTCGCAAATGTAATAACAAGAGAATTTATAGAGTATGTAGGATAACAATATGATAATACAAGTAACATTAAGAGAAGAACAATTAACATCAAACGCATTAACCCAATTACGCCAACTAGGTGATAAAGTAACTGTGAAAAAAGTTAGAGGTGCAACCATCGAGTTTGAAACAGCAGATGAAGTATGGCAGATGATGGGTTGGCAAGTAAACAATACATTCACAGCAATAACAACCAAGGAGAAGTAAGATGACGTGGCCAACAATCACAATTGATACTACCAACTTAGATGAGGGGAATGATAGTCCAGCATTAGCAAGACCTGACATCAAACAAATGGCAGACAATGTAAATGCAATTAAGGATGAGTTCAATGATGGGGACGGTGCAAAATTGGCAAACATAGAAGCCAATGCAAATGATTATACACATCCAGCCACTCATTCAATAAATGAAGTTACAAACCTCCAATCTGAATTAGATGGAAAGATAGATGATAGTCAAGTACTTACAAATGTACCAAGTGGTGCTGTTTTCACCGATACTGATACTATCTACACCCATCCAGCCACGCATTCAATAAATGAAGTTACGAACCTCCAATCTGAATTAGATGGAAAGATAGATGATAGTCAAGTACTTACAGATGTACCAAGTGGTGCTGTTTTTACTGATACTGATACAATTTATACACATCCAAGCACAGATGGTAATCTTCATGTACCTGCTACAAGTACTACCAATGATGGTAAAGTATTAACGGCAGGTGCAACAGCGGGATCATTAAGTTGGGAAGAAGCATCTGGTGGTGCAGCAAAAGAAACGGTAATAAACACTCAGACAGGTATTGCTTACTCCCCAATATTATCAGACAGTGATGCCATGATTATTATGGACAATGCATCTGATAATATAGTTACGATACCTGCAAACACTTCAACTGCTTACCCAATCGGTACACGAATGAAGTTTATGCAATTGGGAACAGGTGCAACAACAGTAGAAATTGCAACTGATACATTGAATGCACCAGCAACATTACAGCCTGTCCTTAATGGACAATACGCAGTTGCAGAAGTAATTAAAATTAATAATACAACATGGACATTATATGGTGATTTATCACTTATCTTACCATTTAGTGCAAGTGGAGGCACTGAGGTTGATGTAGATGGATATAGATACCACACATTCTTATCAAATGATATATTATCAGTTACATCACCAGGAGAGGTTGAGTATCTAGTTATCGCAGGTGGTGGTGGAGGTGGCGGTAACGGTGGCGGTGGTGCTGGTGGTTATCTATCAGGCACAGGAAGGTCAGTAATAGCACAGGATTATGCCATCACAGTTGGTGCAGGCGGTAGTAGCGGAACAAATGGTGGTATATCATCATTTGACACTATTATAGCACTTGGTGGTGGTGCAGGCAGTTACTCTGCAAGTGGTTCAACAGGTGGATCAGGTGGTGGTGCAGGCATACCAGGATCAGGTGGTTCAGGCACAGCAGGGCAAGGATTTAATGGTGGCAACTACTCGAATTATGGCAGAACTGGTGGTGGTGGTGGTGCTGGTGGTGCTGCAACAAGTTCAACGCAAAACTATAAAGGCGGTAACGGTGGAGTTGGACTTAATACACATTCTGTTTGGGCAACTGCTACTTCTACAGGTGATTCTGGATACTACGCAGGTGGTGGTGCAGGTCGTGGAGACAACTCGCCTGGCACATCAGGATCAGGATTCCAAGCAGAAGGCGGTGGTGGCAGATACAATAGCAGTGGACAATCAGGCATAGTGATAGTCAGATATCTAATTACATAAATATAGTAACAAAAACCCAATTAGTCTAGGGTTAAATAGCCTAACAAAAGAATTTTACATAAACCATAGGAGAAGTAAAAATGACAGCAGCAACAGATTATTTAGAAAACGAAGTACTAGATCACATATTAGGGAAAGGCACAAGTGATTTTGTTAGTCCAGCCAATTTATATGTAGGATTATTCACATCCGCAGTAGATCCTGAAGTAGGAACAGTGGTTGAAGTAGCGGGTAATGCTTATGCAAGGACATCAGTTACATTCGGTGTTGCAGCAGGTGGTTCAACTGCCAATACAGGTGATGTTACATTCCCAACCGCATCCGGTGGTGACTGGGGATTAGTGAACAATGCAGGTATCTATGATGCAGCAACCGATGGTAACTTGTTGTTTTATGGTGCTTTAACAGTATCCAAGACAGTAACGGATGGTGACACATTCCAGATTAGTGCGGGATCACTAAGCATTGCATTGGCATAATTAAATGGCACTAATATCAGGGGTATTAACAAACTATGTTGAGGATGGTTATATCAATGACCAAGACGACTTCATGGTTAATGGTATCCTTGATGTTGGCTTTACGATTAGTGCTGAATTAACCCAATCAGGTTGGACACATGAAGCAGTATTCACCCCTACTGCTAATTTCAGTATACAAGCATCGCTAGAAATAGCACATTTAACCCATGAAGGTGAGTTAGATGCTACTGCTAATTTCAGTATACAAGCATCACTAGAACCACCGTTAACACATGGTGAAGTGAATGGGGTGGCATCATTCAGCACGAATATATCAGGTGAAATAGCATCACCATATACACATAGTCAACGGCCTATATACAATACTGGCAATGTTACTGTAGATGATACTAACAAGCAGATAGGAACAGGAAGTAGCCATTACCCATCAACCAATGGTGAGTTTTTATATACCCCAATAGATGAATATCTACAATTTGATAGTGATTTCACAATTGAATTGTGGGCTTCCCATACATTTGAAACACCACCTTGGGGTGCAGTCACCATTATAGAAGCAAGGGTGCAAGGCACTACTGATGCTGATGATATGTATAGCATATCATATGACCACGCGGGATATGGCAATGATAGATCCACATACTTCCGGGTCGGCACAAGTGTTATTATATACACAGAACCCTACCCTGGGTGGGTGCCTAATGTTTGGCGGCATTTTGCTTTAACTAGAGAAGCAGGAACGATCACTGCTTGGATAGATGGGGTATCAGTTGGCACTGCCACTAATGCATACCATCTCCAACCAGATGGTGATTTACATATAGGTAATAGTAATACGGGATGGATTGGATGGGAGGGCAATATAGATGAACTTAGGATATCTAATTATGCTGTATATGCATCTAATTTCACACCACCAACGACAGCATTTGTAGCAGATATAACCAAGGATATATTATTAGTACATTTTGATGGCACTAATGGACAAACTACCTTTGTTGATGATGGTGTGGTAACAGGCAGTGATCTAAGTAGTTCATTCACCACATCAATCACAGCAACCACAAATTTTGGAGTGGTTGCTGTGGATATGCCAATCACTACATCTTCAGTGGTAACACCCAACGTACTACATCAGGCAGTAATAGATGAAACCGCATCAACATCATACGAATGCACTATACATGGCTTATTAGGGACTGATATACAAATAGACATAACATTATCACAAGAAACGACCCCTGAACTATTAGTGGGTGCGTACTTGCCGATTGGTATGATAACAAACTGGTCTGCATTAGGTAGTCCGGTATTAAGCACCCCTGTTAATATACAATCATCCTTCAGCACATCAATAACCGCAATAGGCAGTGCTAGCGTCGAAGTAGATGTGTCATCATCATTCACCCAATCTACAACAGCATCAAATCTAATAACAATAGATGCCGAGGGTAGATATGGCTGGGATAACCCCTCCGATTGGGATAATTGGGGCATTTGGCGGAACACTTGGACATTACCTACTGATTTTAATACAACTATATTAGGTGGGTATGTTGTTGAGGGTGAATTAGATATATCATCATCTATGGTATATGAATGTGCAATAGACGGTCGTCTATCAGGTGATATACTGTGTGAGATAAGCAGTGATATGTACACTGAGGGGAATTTGACTGTAACTGGGGGTGTGAGTATCAACACATCATTTGGTGCAACTGTCACAGCATTAAATAATGCCAAGGCTTTGTGTGCTATATCAAGTTCATTTACATCAGACACTTATGGTATTAATATAAAGGCGGTAGGTCTAGAGGTAGATGCCACATTCACCACCTCTGTATTGGCTAAAAATAATATTAATACAGGACTGGATATATCAGCATCGGTATCATCCACTATTGCTTGTGGAATGGTCTACGGTGGTTCTAGTGATATAACAAGTTCATTTACCCAAACAACTAGTGGGTTATTCAAAACCACGGATTACAATAGATATATAACTGTTGCACCTGAAACCCGGATAATAAGCATCAGTGAAGCAACAAGGGTATTAGTGATACCTAGTAAAATACAAACAAGGAATGCAGCATAATGACTACAGGATTTTTAAAAGACAGAATAGGGAATTACATACAGCAAGACCCACAAGCAACATTGGATTATACAATTGATTGGGGGGAATGGATCGCAGTAAATAATGTGGTCGTAACCAGTAGTTGGGGAATTGAAAGTATTGAGAATGATAATACACCAATGACCACCTCATCTAATGGTTTTGACCCCCTTTTAAACACAACATACATCGTGTTATCAGGCGGTACAGTAGGAAATCATTATCGTATTACTAATACCATCACAACATCAAATAACCTTACAGAAGAAAGGTATTTTAGAATATTTATAAGGGACAGATCAGCATGACATCTGCTACATTAAAAGAAGAAGACTACACTGTAACCAAAAGAGGGTTGTTCATCAAGAAATACAACTCTAAAAAGGCAGACAAGGAAGGGGTAGTTATATCATATAAAGAAATTGAAATGTTTGCAAAATACTTTTGTCCTATGACTGATATGGCAAAATACTTTGGTGTATCAGAAGCGGTAATTCGTAAGCATTTCACCCAAACAGTTATTCAAACCCAAACAAAGGTTAAACAACGAATCAGACAAAAACAAGTATCAATGGCATTAGCAGGGGATAAAACACTTCTTATATGGCTAGGTAAGAATTATTTAGACCAATCAGATAATGGCGTTAAGAATGATGATGCTAAACAACCACTTCCATGGGACGATGAATAATGAAAATAGTAGGTAACATAGGTTCAGCAAATATGATTCGTTTAGAAAGCGATCTACAACGGTTGAATATCCGTTATTGGTTAGAAGATAGTGATGAATTCTATCGTAAAACAAAAGAACCAATTCTATATACACCATCAGTATATACAGATGATAACCAATATATCGGTTACACTGTATCTGGGGTGAAGATGTGGTTGGATCAACATGCCATCTGAATGCATCATTGCATTAGTTGTCGGACTTATATTCGGGGTGATACTTAAACTAGCACAAGACCTACTAAACACAAAGGATGACTGATGCTTAGTCAATGGCAACAAACAGTTACCGATGCCGAAGAACGATTTAAAGTGGTGATGGCAGGTCGTCGTGCAGGTAAAACTTATTTGGCAATGCGAGAACTAGGGAAAGTGGCACGATTCCCTGATAAACAGTTGTTTTATGTAAGTCCTACTTATAGACAATCAAAACAGGTAATGTGGAAACCATTAAAGGCTAAATTAAGAAAATTAAACTGGTTAGCAGATACCAATGAAACTGAACTAACAGCAATATTAGTAAACGGAAGTACTATAGCACTTAAAGGGGCTAATAACCCTGATTCACTTCGAGGGGTTGGGTTGGATCATGTAGTATTAGATGAGTTTGCATACATTCACTCTGATACATGGACAGAAGTACTAAGACCAACCTTATCTGATACAGGAGGTAGTGCATTGTTCATATCCACCCCTGCTGGCAAAGGTAATTGGTCATATGATATGTACCAGAAAGGACAACAACGACTGCAGGGGTGGCAGAGTTGGCAATACACCACATTAGATGGTGGCAGAGTACCAGTAGCAGAAATAGAACAAGCAGAACACGACTTAGATGAGAGAACATTCAGGCAAGAATACCTTGCATCATTTGAGACATATGCAGGATCAATATACTACACATTTGATCCTAAGACACATGTTGTGCCATATAAGGGTGCACTTGGAAGGATTAAAAACCTACATATAGGAATGGATTTTAATATATCCCCAATGACAGCATCAGTCGGTATTAAAAATAGCACTGGTCTGCATATCATAGATGAAATTACAATGTATGGTAGTAATACAAATGAAATGGCAGTAGAAATTAAAAATAGATACCCAGATAACAAGATTATTGTATATCCCGATCCTGCTGGTGTACAAAGAAAAACTTCTGCCAATGGACAAACAGATATTAAAATACTAGAACAAGCAGGATTTAGAACAAAGTACCATAGACGACACCCAGAAGTGAAAGATAGGAACAATGCAGTCAACTCAGCATTCCATTCAGGTAAGGTTAAAATTGATCCGAAGTGCAAGGAATTAATAAACTCATTAATCAAACACGAATATAAGCCTGATACGCAAATACCTGATAAAACAAGTGGATATGACCATTACAGTGATAACTTCGGTTATCTATGTGAGTATTTGTTCCCAATCAGAAGAGATAAGGGGGAATTTGATGAATCAGAGACCTTTGGTATGGGAACTTTTTAATAAATATAATTTAAGGAAATGATATGTATAACAATCAACAACTAGAAGAACTAAACACACAATATAAAGCACAATTACCTAATTGGCAGTTCTATATGAACTCATTTCAAGGTGGTGATGCATATAAAAAACAAGCATATCTAACTAGGTATAAGTTTGAGAATGATGCAGATTATAGAAAACGAGTTAACCAAACCCCATTAGATAATCATTGTGCATCTATTGTTCAAATATATTCTTCATTTATCTATACAGAACTACCAGTAAGGGTGTTTGAATCATTAGAGAATGACCCAATACTACCAGATTTCCTTGAAGATGCTGATAGAGAGGGTAGAAATTGGAATCAGTTCATTAAACAAGCGAGTATATTAGCATCTGTTTATGGACATACATGGATTGTAGTTGATAGACCCAATGTGGAAATGACTACACGACAAGATGAAATTGATAACGGAATAAGACCTTATGTATCAGTCATTACACCACCGAATGTGACCGATTGGACATATGATAGACTAGATAATGGTGCTTATGAACTATCAATGCTTAAAGTCCTTGTGTCTAATACATCGGATAAAAAAGAATATAAGATTTATTATAAAGATAGAACAGATACAGTAATCGCAATCGGTGATTCAATAACGACAGATTCAGTTCCAAATCCATATAATAAGATTACTGCTGTACCTTTATATGCCCAACGAGGATTAACCCCTGGGACTGGTATAAGTGATATTGCTGATATTGCTGATATGCAACGATCAATATTTGATGAGAATAGTGAGATTGAACAAATCATAAGATTAAGTTCCCATCCATCATTAGCAAAGACAGCCGATACACGAGTAGGAACAGGTGCTGGTGGCATTGTTGAGATGCCAGAGGACTTAGACCCTGGGTTAACTCCATACCTCTTACAACCAACCTCACAGTCATTAGATAGCATTCGTGCTGCTATTGTTGATAAGGTTGAATCAATCAATCGAATGGCTAATGTAGGTGCTGTTCGTGCAATTGAAAGCAAAACAATGTCAGGGGTTGCAATGGAGACCGAATTCAGGTTACTCAATGCAAGATTGGCAGAAAAAGCAGACAATTTAGAATTGGCAGAAGAACAAGTGTTCAAAATATTAGCAAACATGCAAAATATTAAATGGGATGGCACGATTGAATATCCAAATTCATTTAATACAAGAGACAAATATAATGATCTTACATTCTTACAACAAGCCAAAGCATCTGGTATCAATAGTACTACATTTAACAAAACGATTATGAAGAAGATTGCTGTATTAGTATCCGATGAAGAAGATTTAGACCAAATCTATACAGAAATTGATGATGAGGCTATATTCAGCGATGAAGGACTTGTATGACATATGAAGAGAAAGTCGAAGAATTATATCAGTCATACCTAAGATCATTTGATACATCATTGGGTAATATACAACGAGAAGTCACTAAATTACTCTCTAATTATACAACTCTAACTCCCACTGATGCTATCTCTATCCAAACAGAAATAGATCGCATATACGAAGACGAATACACACCTGTAATTAATGATACTGTAAACTCATTCAACACAGCATGGTTATTATTATTGACATTACCCTCCCTGAAAGGTACGAAAATAGATAAACGAGTACTGAATAAGGTAAGGAAGAACGCAGTAACCCAATTTCAATCACAAGCAACCCTTATAAAATCAAAATTAAATGCAGCAATTTATAACGCATCTATCGTTGGGAGTCGTATTGCTAATATTATTGTAACTTCAAATGATATTATTAAAAGTAATATTGGTAATCCAAAAGCAACCATTATTGATACATTCTATAAATCCACCGCTACCATCGTAACTTATATAAGTGGTAAAGCAGATATTAAAAAATGGAAATATGTTGGTCCTAGTGACGACAAGACCAGATCGTGGTGTTCAAATCATCTTGGAAATGAATATACCAAATCAGAATTAATGAGTGAATGGCAATCATCATGGTCTGGCAAATCAGGCAGTGATCCGTTTTTGGATCGAGGCGGATATAATTGCCGTCATCACTTAGAACCAGTAGAATAGAAAGCACTCCTTTGTAGTTAGAAATCCTTTTTTATATGGTTTTATGAGAAAGCACTCCTTTGTAGTTAGAAATCCTTTTTTATATGGTTTTATGAGAAAGCACTCCTTTGTAGTTAGGGAGAAAACTACTACTTTGTATTTACAAAA